CGTAGAAGAAAAGTCAGAAGAGGTGACTGTAACAGTTGCTTCGGAAGAAGACATTATTGAAGCGGAGAAAGAGGAAATAGACGATGAGGAAGAGGCCATTAGTGCTGACCCTTACGAACCCATTCCTTTTGTTAATCTTCTCAGTGCGGAAACATCACGTTTAACACACGAAAATTTTGTTAAATTCGATGATAAGCGGTGGAAAGTTACAAAGCTTGCGACTGCCCAAAACCCATTTTATCAACTTTTAGAAGTTGACTTAAATGGCGAATCATTGGATAATACTATTAACGTTGATGCAAAAACTTTATCTGTTGTTAATAACTGGGATTTAGGAACTAAGTTTGATATTACACTAACAACTGTTCCAGAAATCAGATTTACTGACAAAGATAGAGTAGCTATCAAAGAAAGCTTCGAGTCACTTGTTACTCTAAGTGAGCAAGAGCTTTACGATGTGAAATCTAAGGTAAAAACCGAGGATGATCAAGAAAAATTGAACAAGACTATTAATTTAAAGATCACTCCATTCGATGAGTGGACTGATACAAATTATCAAGTTGCGAATCATATGATAAATCAAATTCAAGAGCTGAATGCGATTAAATCAGGTGAAGTTGAGGAAAAAGATTTAGCTCTAATGCTTCACGGTCATAAAACTACTAATTCAAAGGAGAATGATAAAATGGCGACACAAGACGTTGGCGAACCAATCGTTGTTAAAACCGAAGCCGAGACAGAAACACCTGCTCCAGAAGCTGCACCCGCAGTTGAAGAGAAGAGTGCTCCTGCTCAGGTTTCCGAGCCACGAGTTGCCGAGCTTGTTGAAAAGACTGGTGAGGCAATTCTAACTGAGGCTGATGCCCAGGACAAAAAGAGTTCAGAGTACACCCCCGCTGAAACAGAGCTGGTAACTGAACTTAAGGCTCAAATGAAAAAGTACGAAGAGCAAATTTCTGCTCTTACACAGTCCAAGATGGTCTATCAGGAAACTTCTCACACAAGCAAAGAGCAGTTCTCCGAAAAGGATATGGCGAATGCATATATGCTTTCTACAGCTCTAGGCCGTCGTGATCCGTTTGATACCAAAATGGGTCAGAGAATTAAGGCGGTCACATCTGTTGATCAGTTCCTTTCAAATTTCTCATCTAATGTATACGAAGAAATGGAACAGCAGCTCGTTATTGCTCCTATGTTCGACAGAATTCAGGTTGATGCAAAGACCTTTAGGATTCCTGTTGCTAAGGAAGACACAGACGGTGATGTTGCTCAGTTTGCTTCTGGCACCTTCGCCACAGGCATTGCAGACGCAACAAACGTTCCGACTTCAAACCAGAACACAATTAGTGCAGTAGAACTCACACCTCATAAGTTCATGGCAACAACTCACCTTGCCAAAGACGAAGAGGAAGATACAGTTCTGCCTCTAATGGACTTCCTCCGTCGTGCAGCTACACGCCGTGTTGCTCGCGCAATCGACAAGGCAATCCTTCGTGGAACAGGCGCCCTTACAGGGTTTACAGCAGCACCAACCAATGCTATCACAGCAGGCGCTGGTTATGCATCAGTAATTAAAGGTCTTGTTACCCTTGCCGATGACATTTCTGGTCTAAGAACCACTACAGGTGGTGGAAACGACAAAGCTGATGCTTCAGACATTGCTTCTGCCCGTGCGAAGATGGGTAAGTATGGTCTACAGCTTGGAGATCACCTAGTTTATGTAACTTCTGTTGAAGGCTACAACGAGCTAGTTAGCTTCTCTGACTTCCGCACTGTTGATAAGTTCGGACCAAACGCCACGTATCTCACAGGTGCAGTCGGTGCCATTTATGGTATTCCAATTGTTATCTCTGAGTTCATGGATAATGTAGGTTCTTCCGGGAACGAAATCGGTGTTCTAGTCTACAAGCCAGGATTCATCATTGGTGAACGCCGTGGTATGGAGATTGAGAGCGAGTATGAACCACGCCAGCAGGTTACAGCAATGTATATGAGCACCCGCTTTGACTTCAAAGCACTTAGCTCTAACAGTAACGCTGCCCTTGATGCAACAAACTTCGCATATGCATCACTAATCGAAACTGGTTAATACTTACTAGGTAACATACTTAGTTATGCCCAAGGGGAGGTAGGTGTTCTTATCTGCCTCCCCTTTCTAGTAAAAGGAGAAAATAAATGACAAATTATGCAGACGTTGTTTCTGATGTTGAAAAAGTCAAAGAAGAAGGTTTAAAAACAGAAGAAGAAGTTAAAAACTGGGCCATGAAACATGGTTACGGTTTGGCTGTGCTTGATGAGTTTGTTGCTGAGTGGCAGGGTAAGCCAAAAGTAGTTGAAGAAGTTGCTCCCGAACCCGAGCCTGAGCCTGTTGTAGAAGAGGTTAAGGAAGAGGCAGTAGAAGAAGTTAAGCCCGCAGTAAAAACTAAAAAATCTTTATTTGGCAAAAATTAAGGAGAATAGAGGGTGGCTATCACAGAAAGTAATTTAGGTAAATATCCATACGTTACACTAGCAGAAACTAAAGACTATCTAAGTATTAGTAGTACTTCGTATGATGGTAGGTTAGCTAATGTAATTAATTATGCTTGCGGTGTGATAGAACACTATATTGAACGAGAGGTTTTGGCAAATAACTACTCAGAAACTTTTGATGGTGGTTACAGTTCAGTTTTTACCTCTCGTTTACCTCTTGCAAACGTACACTCAGTTTTTGAATATGATGGTACGAGATATGAAAGTTTAAATCCTCCTGCAGCGGATGGATTATTAGTGGATCAAGATTCGGATAATCATACAATAACAACAAGTGGAGATGCGCATTTAGCAACAAGAGTTAAAAAGTTTGGACAATCTTCTATGTATTTTGACGGAGATGGAGATTTTTTGACGGCTCCTAACGGAGATGATTGGTGGTTTGATACAGGAGATTTTACTATTGATGTACAAGCTAGGTTTGCTAGTTTTTCTACTTCACAAGTATTAACAGAACAACATCAAGATGTTAATAATTTTTGGCAGCTTAGATATAATGCAGTAGAAGGATTACAGTTTAGAGTAGTAGATGCAGGCACCGAAGTTATGAATGTTGCTCATGCTGCTACTAGTGGGTATACAGCTAATACTTTTCACCATCTTGCAGTAAGTAAAAGCGGAACTTCTCTTAAATTATTTAGAGATGGGGGACAAATTGGTAGCACAGTAACAATTGCTAAAACAGTGGACGCTCCAAACTTTAGTGGAGATTTACTTGTTGCAAAATCAGGTAATACAGCAGCCCTTTCACAGTTTACAGGATATATGGACGAACTACGAATTTCTAAAACAGCACACTATACTGGAGCTTTTACTGCTCCTGAGTACCAACACTTAACTGATGATGAGACCGTGTTATTACTTCATTTTGAGGGGGCTAATGCAGCGGTAGACGTTAATGATACCCATGCATCTCAAGAAGAGTTTGTATTTAAAAAGGACACAGGAGAAATTAGTCGTAATACTGGTTCTGGTGCAGGATATCAAAAACTAACTTTACACGGACCAAAGACTTTTCAAAACTTTCCTCAAGCTGTGCGTGTTAACTATCGTGCAGGATATGAATCCGGTAGTGTACCACAAGATTTAAAACTAGCCACTTTAGATTATGTAAAGCTATTACACAAAGACGAACAAGATCGTTCTGGTTTTGCTCTTGCTGGAGAATCTGTAACAAGACCCGCTCTTGCATCAAACTTTCCTCCCCACATTAAAAGAGTTCTAGATTTATATAGGATAATTGAATAATGGCACCTCCTGCAGGAATTACAGCATATAGAGTAAGAATTACAGAACCAGAGTTACTAGAGAATTATGCTGATTTTTTACGTGGAATAAAAAGGGGTGGTAAGCCTGTTGTTGGAGGACAGAGAAAAAGTAAACTACGCGGCGAAGCAGCACAAAGAGCAATAGAAACTGAACTAGGTAGGTTTGTTAAAGCAACCGTTAGAGGCGGTAACGCCCGTCTCATTCCAGATTTTGAGATTAACGCAGAAGAAATATCTGCACCTTTGGCTGCAGCTCTTGGATTAGAAGACGTAACAGAAATAGAAGCAAAAGCAACTCGCGGGGGAGATCCAGGAGCGACTGTTGGACAAGCTTCTCCATTCACCATTGAAGGAGGACAACAAGTAGGCTCACTATCTTTAACAGAAGCAATAAAAAGTGCAGCACAAGAAGCTGACCCGGGAATAGATATTGAAGATAGAAGAGGAGTATTAAAAGCCGCTAGAAAGGCTATAGGCGGTGCCCCTAACTTTTTTAACTTAATTAAAGAAAATGACCCCGATTTATTCATGAAGTTTTATCGTAAAGCAAAACTTCTACAAATATCTAAGTTTACAAAAAGTAAAGATGGGAATGCTCTTACGTCGGTTGATGTAATAAATATATCATTTCCTTTAAATAAATTTACTGCTCCCCAACCTTTTACTATGGAACTAACTGATCCCGCCGCTATTGTTTTAAAATTAACCTCATCTTTTGAAAGACAGTTAGTTAATAGTTTATTAGATACTGCTCCAGCAATAGCAACAAGTTCAACAGAAGATTTTGTGGACCAATTACAGTCCTTACCTGGTAAAGCAAAAGTAAGAGGTACAGCAGCAGGTATTGAGTTTGACATGATAATGGAATACCCATCAGGTGCTAGTATTCCGATGACAAGTGGTAAAGTTAGAGGTTCACGCAAGAGAGGGACAAGAAAGAAGAAGGAGATGCAAGCTACTATTTCTTCTTCTCAACTCACTGCAGCAGTTCAAAGATCATTGTTTGCGAGAATGCCTAAAGGACCCTTACAAGGACCTCCTCTGAGTGACGAAATATTAACAAATAGAAGTGGACGTTTCGTTAGAAGTGTTCTAACACAGGTTAGAGGTAACTTAATTAGATATTATTATAACCCTATTTACGAAGTACATCAAAATACCTCAAGAAATCCTAATGAGACTATTGAGGGAAGTATTAGAAACATAACCCAACGAAGAGTTGGAAGACAATTTAATGTTTTAAAAGGATTTTAAATAGATATTTATTAGATGTAAAAATTTATAGATTGCAGACAAGAAAATGGTCTGCTATACTTCTATATAGGCTAAGGAAAAAATTAATGGCAAACAGTCGAAGAAGAGATATTGTAAATTTCCTTGTCACAGAATTAAAAAAAATTAATGGTGACTCTTCAACTTTTGATGACTCCTACACATATAACCATGATTTAGCAAATAATGTTTTTAGACAGCTAAAATTCATTGACGAAGTAAACGATTTTCCTGCCTTATATTTGAGTGCAGGAGCGGAAACCAGAGATTATCAGACTCAAGGATTTACTTTAGCTAATCTTCCTATAGTTATTAGATGTTATATAAAACAAGAAGATGCGCTTAACCATATTGAAAACTTGGCAGAAGATGTGGAACATGTTATATATGGCATATCAAGTCAATCTGATAAAGGAATACTACAATTTAGCATATCAAATATTTCAACAGACGAAGGACTCTTAGAACCCTATGGGGTTGGAGAAGTCTTTATAAACATTGAATATGAGATAGAAGATTAAAGGAGCTTTAAGAAATGGCATCGCTTAACTTACAAAGAAATACAAAAATTTTCTACTCCACCGTTGACCTCAATGGTGGCGCTGCCGCTACTGCAATGAGTCCCGCCAACACTTGGCAGGTTGAAGTACTTGCAGGATATGCATTTAGTCAATCAGCGGCAACTCAAGACATTACATCGCTCGAAAGTGGTACATCACCTGATCGTTCTCAACAGAGGTTCAATACAGCTATTAACCCAGTTGACTGGAACTTCCAGGCATATTTGAAACCCACACGAGCCACTTCAATTAACGGAGCAGCTACAACTAACTTACTTGAAAATGGTAACGCTACCCCTGTTGCAGACTGGTTCTTATGGCAAGCAATGCTTTCGGGCACTGCACCTGCTGACGGAACTAAAATGCAAAGTGCTTGGCAAGGCACTGCGGATACGTCCATTGCTAAGTGGGAAAACCGCAATCGTGCGGCTTCCTCTAACGTTGCTGCTTGTAACCCAAACTTTGCAACCGCTACAGAAGCACATTTATATATGAAAGTTGATAACGTTGTGTATCAGTTGGCTAACGCCACTGTTAACCAAGCATCAATTGATGCTGCTATTGACGGAATTGCTACTACTACTTGGACTGGTTTTGCTACCAACCTTGTAGAACTCACAGGAGCACCAAGAAACGTTGCTATTAACGTTTTTGGTGGTGTTTTAAACAACGGCACTTCCGTAGCTGAGGCATCTTCAATTGATATTTTTAAGACTAATGGAGCTACAGTAAATACTTCTAAGTACCATCCTTGGAACTCTTATAACGTTGCAGGAGCCGCTACTAGTGCTGAATTTATTCAGAACCGTCTATCAACTATCGACATTACAGATACAGCAAGTGGTGACGTTGCAAGTCACACTTTCCCTGTTACAGGACTAACTTTTGATGTTAACAACAACATTACGTATCTAACACCAGAAGAACTTGCAAGCCTTAACTCACCAATTACGCAGTTTACAGGTGTGCAAACAATTTCAGGGTCAATTAGTGCTTATCTAAGAAGTGGTGGAGCAGCAAGTGATAACTCTGCTTCTTTCTTAAGACATATTGTTGCAAATACCTCAA